AAAAAAGTGCACCAGAACATATGATGTTGTCTTCCATGCTATATTATAACAGATTGTATGTGATTTATCAAGGAGTAGTTGCGTCTTGTCCGGAAGCATCGTCGTTGGCAACATAACTACCATCTATGACTATGCTCCAATTACCTTGTGTGTAGACACCTTCGTAGGACTTGACCCATTCTGTACCGTTGAATCTGTACTGAATACCTGTGTTCAGATTGGTAACATAGTGCTGTGTAGAATCTGGATCAGAAGCGTCAAAAACCTTCAACCATTTGCTCTGTGAACTGCTGTATTCGATGATGTCACCAACGTTGGCAATAAGTGTTCCCCAGGTCGAGCTTTGAGCCGTTGCTGTTGAATCCCCAACGTCATCTATGATAAGATACCTATCAGCATCTACTGGTGTGCCTGGATCGAACGTCGAAGGATTTATAATTTTCTTGACTCCTGTAAGTGTATTTGCAGGGATTGTGTCATTATCTATGCTGTACAACAATATTGTGTCGTCCAATGTGCTTGTTGCAATAGTTCCTACTATTTCATTTCCGTTTGGTTGCGTTAACCTAATCTGTGATGTACCGTTAGTGACTACTCCATATTGTTCTAGAAGCACCTTCCAATTGACTGCTGGTCCAAATGTTTCAAAAGGATCTGCTAGGCCTGGATCTTTCGCTCCTGTGTAGAAACCATCCCCACCCGACTTAACATTTACTCCTGTTGTACCTAACAACCTCAATTGGTTTCCTGTAACCAATAATCCAAAATTGTTTGGCGTAATAAAGCTTCGTGAAATCAAAGAACCGTCTATCAATCCTTTTGCTATTCCACCATCGTCGTCGTAAACACTCATGATAATTTTCTGTACAACACCCAATTTCTTGACTTTCACTGGAGGTGACAACCATATTGGCATTGAGAAAGTAAGAGTTGCAATATCTATCTCTGTGTCTGCTCCAACCGGGATTGTTCTAGAACTAAATGTAATTCCTGTCAGTTCAACATAACTTAGACTGGTCCAGTCAATGTAGTTGTCTGATTTTTGTATCTCAAAATCTGGATTGAAAAGGTATAAAATCTGCTCTAAAATTTGTAATTTTTGATCTGTGTTTGAACTCCATATGTCTGCTGTGACTTCTAATCTAAAAGGAGATGGCATAACTTTCTCGACAGTGTATCCTGCACCTAACTCGTTTGTGTAGTTTCCGTCACTGTCAATGCCCCTTTCTTTTAGATGCTGTTTCTCAATGTGATATGGGTTTTGCATCCTTTCCCTGTCGTAATTTAACTCCCTAACATAGGCCGCTATCTTTGGTGTGTACTGTAATGCATTCTCAGAATTCTGTCTAAGAATGTTTGCAACTTGCCTTGTTGGGTCTCCGTATACAACAGGCACAGCTCTCAAAGTGATTGAATCATCTTTGCCTTTGCCGGTCTCAACAGAGAAATTACTCAATATTCTTATAAATTGAGTTAAAAATTTCCTAATCTGGCCTTCATAGAAGTGTAACATTTTTAATTGTCAGCCTTTGGTTTGAGAGCATCTGTAAGCGATTGTCTTTGCGAAACAGTCAATCCATTTATGGTATCAGATGATGAGTTGTTGACAAAACCTGTTTTATAGTTTGCTCTCGAATCGTTGTTTGTTGTAGTTATTCTGACAGAGTCCTCTATCTTGACCCATCTGGTTCCGTCATAACGGAACAACCTGTTTGGTAAGAAGTCTGTTCTCAAGAAATAATCCCCTTTGTCTATACCTGCATTTGGAAAACTGATTCCAAATCCTGCAGGATGACCATTGGGTGCAACACCATCACCATCCATGTAGAAACCATAGTGCGAACTTGCTGGAGTGTCGATAACTGCATTGACTTTCTTGTCTGCACTTGCTCTTGTTTCTTCTGTGTTGACATTATCTGTCCTAATGTTACCCCTCTCATCTATGGGTGCAACGTAATATTGTTTGTAGTTGAATCCTGCCTTTGGTGCATCCTGCTCTGCCTGTGCCACAACTTGATCGTTGATTGTTTTTTCTCTGTTGTAGGTACTCATGTAACTGGCAACAGATCCTGTTGTGGTTGCATCTCCGATAATATCTCTGTACTCCTGAGAGTCAACCATCGTTTTCATTTTTAGTCTTAACAAGTGTGGCCACCATGTCTGACTGAATCCTTCCGCGGCTCTGTTTACATCCTCTACAACGTAATATCTTTTGAGTGCTATAGGTATGCTTTCGTCTAGAGAATAGTCTTCTTTCATGTGTGGAAACTCTATGACATCACCTGCCAAGGGTTTTCTTCCTATTCGTTCAACTATATCGTTAAGGTGAACGGTTAAAAACAGTGTGTCATTCTGTAGGAACATTCCAAACTGTGATAAGTTGAAATCTGCATCTTGCACATTGTATATCCCACGCACTATATAAATGTCATCAGCATATTTTCTATCCCTGTTCTCAAGGAATAATAGATCCTGTATGGTTCTTTCGTTGAGACTGTCACCCGAATATTGCGGTTGTGATGGAGATGCATCTCCATCCTTCTGTGAACTACCTTGATCATATGGACCTATGTATTTGTGGAAGTGTAAGTCGGTTCCGCCCACGGTAAACATCTCCTTGATGTTACGATCGAAGAACTTGTAGTCGTTGCCCTTTTCAGGCTTGAAAATGGATAATCTTGGCATATCATACATATTTATTGCACAGACAAAGGTTATAAATATGAGTATGTCAGAACTACAAACAGGACAACAAGAAATATTTGATTACGTCAAGAATAGCCTAGGTGATGGTATGATTGATGTTGAATTAGACCCTAAACACTATCAAACGGCACTGGAAAGAGCTATAAACAAATTCAGACAGAGATCATCAAATGCTGTGGAAGAGTCGTATGCTTTCCTTACTCTGAAGAAAAATCAAAATTCATACATCTTACCAGACGAAGTAATTAATGTTAGAAACTTGAACCGAAGGACTGTTGGTTCTAGGACAGAAGGTGGAGAAGGTGGAACACTTTTTGAACCTTTCAACTTGGCCTACACAAACACATACTTGTTGAGAGCAGGAGCAACAGGCGGATTGGCCACTTATTATGCTTTTGCATCATACCAGGAACTAGTAGGAAAAATGTTTGGAAGTTTTATACAGTACCATTTTGATGTGGCAACAAAGAAATTAACAATCACACAAAGACCCAGGGCAGATAACGAAACAATCCTTATGCACACAGACAACTACAGACCAGACATAACACTGTTCAAGGACATCTATTCTAAACCGTGGATCAGAGATTACACACTAGCAGTATCCAAGGTCATGTTGGGAGAAGCAAGAGGCAAGTTCAACACCATCGCAGGACCACAAGGTGGCACTACACTAAACGGCGATGCACTCAAGAATGAGGGTACAGCAGAGATGGAAAGACTTGAGCTTGAAATTGGTAATTTCCAAGAAGGTGGAACACCACACAGTTTTGTTATTGGTTAATTGACCCCGATCTCCATTTAAATAATAGTGTCATGATAGATACTCGATACAAAAAACTTTCCAAATGCACACTAGAAGAACTGACCAACATGGTTGATGATCTAGAGAATGTTGCCATACACGCCCTGAAAGAAAAGAAACCGGGAGTACGAAAACTGGTATTAACATCGGTCCATGATGTTAAAAAAGAGATTGAAAAACGTTTAAAAAAATAGTATAATAAACCTATGTTAGTAGGTGTAGTAGGATTAATAGGTTCCGGTAAGGACACCGTTGCAGAGAGGCTGGCACAAGAACACAATTTCAAAAAAGATTCATTCGCAAAGAGTTTGAAAGATGCAGTCAGTTCCATGTTTAATTGGGATAGAGAAATGTTGGAAGGTAAGACTGAGGAGAGCAGAGCATGGAGAGAAAAGCCCGATACATTCTGGAGCAAAAAATTCAATAAGGATGTAACGCCACGCTGGGTATTACAACACTTTGGCACAGAAGTGATGCGTCAGAACATGCATGATGCCATATGGATTGACAGCTGTCTGGCCAGATACAAAGGAGAACCCACAGTTATTTCCGATACCAGATTTGAAAATGAGATCAAAACAATCAGAGAGTCCGGTGGCAAGATTATCCTCGTGAAAAGAGGGCAGGATCCTGATTGGTTCACAAGCTACGTGGAAGGCAACATAATGCCCACAGGAATCCACTCTTCTGAATATGCATGGGCAAAATCAGATTTTGATTATGTGATCAAGAACGATGGAACTTTAGAAGAGTTATATCAACAGGTCGACGACCTAATCATCGGCAACAAGATCACCAATACGCCATCCCAATCTACGGACACTGGGCAACCTTTGGCAATTGGCGCAAACAGTTTTTAAATTAGTAGTAGCAGTATTCCTCATACTCCCATCAACAAAAAACACGTCCAGTTGTGATTGCTTTTGTGCCCTGAATCCACACAGCTCACACTTCTTGTGCTTCTTGTATCCGGATCTCTGTAGGGCTGTGATTCCTCCCACTTTCTTGCCGGCCTTCTTTCTGTTACAGGTGTCACACAGGCTACGCCAGTAGATGATCGTGCCTTTCTTGTACGCATAGGCCCTGGGCTTTGCCTTACACCCCTTGCACAGCGGTCTGTTGTTGTATACCATATGCTTATTTACGTCGCCTATATAGGCACCTAAAAATAGCAAGTTATATCGTAAAAACCATACGATTGAATAAATAACTCTGTATACGTTAAACTTGCAAGGAGAAAACGAAAAATGGCATTAACATCACCAGGAGTAGAAGTTTCAGTAATAAACGAAAGTTTTTACGTACCATCAGATGCTGGTACAACACCACTATTCATAGTAGCATCAGGACAGGATAAGACAAACGGAGCAGGAGACGGCACGGCGGCAGGAACACAGACTGCGAACGCCAACACTGCATATTTGATCTCGTCACAAAGAGAATTAACAGAGACTTTCGGAGATCCGAAATTCTACACAGACGCTTCAGGAAATCCATTACACGGTTATGAACTGAACGAATGGGGACTACAAGCGGCCTACAGTTTCTTAGGAGTTGCCAACAGAGCATTCGTACTAAGAGCGAACGTCGACACTAGCGATTTGGTCGGTAGTGCAACGCCTCCTACAGCAAACCCAACAGACGCATCATACTGGTTTGACCTTGCATCAAGCAATTATGGTTTATTTGAATGGTCTCAAACTAATCAAACATTTACAGCAATTACTCCAATCTTGATCACACTTGTTGCTGATCTAGTTGGCGGTGTTTCTACTGGTGCACCACTGACTTCTATTGGACAAACTGGATCATACGCAATCAACACAACACACGTTTCAAACAAGATATTCAAGAAGACGGCAAGTAACACTTGGGTACAGGTTGGAGCAAGTGCATGGCACACGTCATTACCTATATTTTCGGTTGCATCAGGAACAACTGTAACCAATGGTCATACGTTGGTTATCAACGGTACTACTATCACGGTATCAGGAACATCATTGACTAACGTTGCCACAGCAATTGGCACAAACGCCACTAACGTTACTGCAAGTGTAAACAGTGTAACAGGTAACCTAGAAATATTCCACAATGGTCTAGCACTAGGTGACTCAACAGCAGGTACAAACTCAATTAGAATTGAAGAAGGTACAGGATTACTTGCTTCATTAGGAATAACAGCAGGCACTTACAACGGTCCTCGGTTCCTACAAGCGGCACACACTTCAAGACCCACTTGGAAAACAGCAGACGAGAACAGACCCAACGGTTCTGTTTGGTTCAAGACAACTGCGGCCAACTCGGGTGCAAACATTGTTGCTAAACTTTACAGTTCAGCTAGTGCAAGTTTCTCAACAGTTGCGGCCCCATTGCATGATGACCACAGCACAGCAATCTTCAAATTAGACCCGGCGAACGGTGGAACAGGTTTATCTGTAGGTGACTTATATACACAATTCAACATCACTGAAGAGAGCATAACGGCGGCTGACGCGGCTGACACTACTCCAAACCTTGGTGACTTCCAACTATTCAGATACGAAGGCGGTGCAACGACAGTGACAAGTTTATTGACTAGTCCAAGTTTCACAAGTTCAGACACTTTTACAATCAAAGAGACAAGAAAAAATGTAGATGGTTTTAGTACAGCAGTTACAGTTACACTGGGTGGAACAGGTGCTGATGATTTTGTTGCGGCAGTTAATGCAAAAGTTAACGCCAACGCTTCATCTACATCAACTACTGAATTAATTAATGTTAGAGCAAGTAAATTAACAACTGGCGAGATCGTGCTTACACACGTACTGGGCGGTGACATCAGATTGGTGGACGGAGACGTGGGTACACCATTAGCAGATGCAGGTTTTGATTATGCCTCGACAGCACACGTTTACGGAACGTACACTGCAAACAGTTCAACACTGATTGACAACTTGTACACAGTTCCAACTGGAGAGTCCATGGACTCAACAGCAAACAGAGGATTATTAATTTCAAACTGGAAAAGATTAAGCTACACAGCTTCAGTTTCTGCTCCAAGTAACGAACCAGCAGACGGTACACTATGGTATGACACTAGCTTAGAAGCAGACATCATGGCACACAACGGTACGACTTGGGTTGGATATGCAACAGCATACTCAACTACTGATCCGAATGGTCCACAGTTTAGTGCAACAGCACCAACTACACAGTCAGATGGTACAGCACTTGTAACGAATGACTTATGGATTGACACTAGTGACTTAGAAAACTATCCAAAACTTTACAAATACAACACAGCGGCAACGTTGAGTTCAACTAACACAGCCAACCAAGTGGCAGTTACAACTACTGGTGCGGCATGGGTACTGGTTGACAAAACTGACCAGACAACAGAAGACGGTGTAGTATTTGCAGATGCAAGATGGCACACAGATACGGACTCGGCGGCAGGAACATCAACAGCGGCAGGAACTAAATCAACAATCAAAAATTTATTGAGCGATGGATTCCTAGACCCGGATGCTCCAGATCCAGATTTATACCCACAAGGTATCATGTTGTACAACACTAGACGTTCTGGTTACAATGTCAAGGAATACAAAAACAGTTACATCACAACTACCAAGTATCCAGGTTCTGGATCAGCAGGCTTAGGTAACATCAGATTCAACAGTAACGAATCTGTTTCAACGTACTACCCAGACAGATGGGTTACTAAATCAAGCAACAACGCAGACGGTTCTGGATCTTTCGGAAGGAAATCACAGAGGAAAGTAATTGTTGAGCAACTGAAATCAGAGATTGACACCAACCAAGCAATCAGAGAAGACCAAAGGGGTTACAATATAATTGCCACACCTGGTTACCCTGAGTTAATACAGAACATGATCAACCTAAACACAGACAGAAACGAAACAGCGTTTATAGTTGGAGACACTCCATTAAGATTAGAGGGTACATCAACAGCGATCCAAGATTGGGCCAACAACTCAGCGTCAGCACTTGACAACGGTGAAGACGGTCTTGTAAGTGCAAGTGATTACTTGGGTGTGTTTTATCCATCAGGATTGACAACAGACAACACAGGTAAATCAATTGTTGTTCCAGCATCACACATGATGTTGAGAACACTGGCAAACAACGACAGTGTTGCTTTCCCATGGTTCGCTCCATCGGGAACAAGAAGAGGTGTTGTTGACAATGCCACAGCAGTTGGTTACATCGACACGGCGTCTGGAGAGTTTGAAACAATATCTGTGACGGAGTCAGTGAGAGATTCAATGCATGAAGTTAAGATTAACCCAATTACTTTCTTTGCAGGAGCAGGGATCGTTAACTTTGGTAACTTGACTAAAACATCGGCAAGTTCAGCTTTGGACAGGATCAACGTTTCAAGATTGGCAGTCTACTTGAGAACACAGTTAGACGCAGTTGGGAAACCATTTATCTTTGAACCAAATGATGAACTGACAAGGAACGAGATCAAGGGTGCGATCGAATCATTCTTGTTGGAACTTGTTGGACAGAGGGCATTGTTTGACTTCTTGGTAGTTTGTGATGACACAAACAACACACCAACTAGAATAGACAGAAATGAACTGTACGTAGACATAGCAATTGAGCCGGTTAAATCAGTTGAATTTATTTACATACCGTTGAGAATCAAAAACACAGGAGAAATTGCAAAATTAGGGAACTAATTTTCGATAAATAGGAGAAACAAATGGCAATATCAACATTATCAAAATTTACAGTACCTTTAGCAAACGATCAAAGTTCAGCATCACAAGGTCTGTTGATGCCAAAACTTCAGTATCGTTTCAGACTTGTCCTGGAGAATTTTGGAGTATCAACACCAAGATCAGAACTAACGAAACAAGTAATAGACACAACAAGACCTAACTTGACTTTTGACACAGTGACACTAGATGTGTACAACTCAAAAGTTTATGTTGCAGGTAAACACACTTGGGAACCAATCACAATCACATTGAGAGATGATGTCAACAACTCAGTTACTAAACTGGTTGGTGAACAGATCCAGAA